CGTTCTTAGAAACGAGGGAGTATGCATCATGGGTCTCGGCCAACTTAGTAGACTTCTCAGTACGAAGCACAGTCTTACCATGCTTGTCTACATAAGTAGCCCCAGTCTCTTCATAGACCTTGCGTCCTGTCCGCTTATCGATAGGCCCACCCTTTGAAGCGGACCGGGCTTTTCTTTCAGCAACACGCTTCTCGGAAGAAGCACGGCTGATAAGAGTAGAAGCCCCGGCGTTCGCCTTGCCCTGGTATTTCTTCTTGAGGGCGGCAATACCGTTATCGATCTCAGACTGCTTGTAGTTGAGCTTGTGCTTCTCAGCATCAATCACAACCATGGAGTGTCGAACGGCCCGGGCAATCTCAGCCTGGTTGGCACCACCGATAGTCATGTCGGTGATCAGGTTTGAAACCTCACCCATCTTCATCTGCTTCTGCTTAGAAGTCATGGGTTTCATACCCTCGTATGCCGGGTACATAGCTTTAGGGTCGAAGTCCTTTAGGCCCTTGAGAGCCGGGGAGGTCTTGACCTTTCCGCCATTGTTCGGAATGACAAGAACAGAGTCACCATCAAAGTCAGCACCGGACAGCCTTTCTGCAACCTTGGGATGAATCCCGATTGCGTCCTTGACCTTAGTCCCTATTGCTTTTCTGGCATGGGGGTTTTTATTGTTGACTGTCAGTTCAGGGATCTCGAATCGTCCACCGTGAGGGTGACGAACAAGAACAACCTTCTCCCCATGTTTGAAGTTGGGGGCGTAAACCTCCGTGGTCTTCATCTTGGGGACGGGAAGGATAACCTGGCTGGCCTGTCGAGGAAGAGCAGCGGCCTTCAGATCCACAGCGTCGGAGTCCACCGAGTCTGCGAAAGACTGAAGTAGCTTCTTCTTGACGGAGGGATTTGTGAGAGCCATGATCTCTTCGAACTCAGCACGGCGCTTGTCTCGTACCTTCTGAAGCTGTTGCTTAGCAAGGGAGACGGGCTGCTTCGAAAGGAACTGGGAGCTCAAGGTCTTCGACCAATCACCCCAAGTACCCTCATCGTTTACGATGTTCATAGCAGAGAGCTTCTTCCGACCATTCGAGTCGGTGTAGTGAAGCTGCTTGCGGATTACTGAACCGAAGGGGTTCGATGGGTCACCAGTCTGCTTCTTGAGGGCATCCAGCTTGTTCCCGGTGGGGTTCTTGTTAGTGTTGAACCGGAGATCATATCCCTTAGGAATGTCATCCGAGTACATAGCCATACCCTTAAGGTAGTGTGTACCATCAACACTGATTCGAACCTGAGCGTAGTTTGAGCCACCGAGGGAGAGGTCTTTGACTCCACGTCGAACCTCAATGACGCCGTCCATATCGGTACCACCCTCGTTTCCGTAGCGAACCTTCAGTCGCTTACTGGAGACTGCAGTGGGCTTCTCGATACCGTACACGGTACGACCCCGGTCCTCAATATTGACACCGGGGGCCTTAATTTCGCCCCGCTTGGCCAGAACTGTCTTGTAGTCCATGCCAGGAGGCACAAGGACCTTCATTTCGGTGAACTTGCCAGTCGTCTGCTGTTGGACCTTCACCTTGTGGACATGATAGCCCTCAGCCTCGAGCATGGCGGTGGCGGTCTTCATCTTGGTGCTTGTGACACCCATGTTTACCTCAACGCCGAGTCCGACGTCAAGAAGACCGTCCTTACCGACCTGCTTCTTGAGCTCCTTGGCCAGCGCCTCAGTACTCCCCGCCCTTTCTTTGAGGGTGGGGTCTAAAAGCGCTCGAACCGAGGACTCGTTGATGCCCATACGGCGACCAATGGCCGTGTTGGACATCCCCTTCTCCTTGAGACGGGCCACCATCGCAACGTCAGCCTTACGCTTCTCGTTCTTGGCGATGGATCGCTGTGCTCGGAGCTGGGTGGTGGTCATTCCAAGGCCCTTAGCAATCTCAGTCTCAGTGAGACCCTTTGCCTTGAGGTCCTTGATAGTAGAGAGTAGGTCACCAGAGTGCTGGTGCGGGTCCTGTCCAGAACCCCAAGGATAGCGCCCGGAACGGCGCTTAACACCATAGTGGGCGAGATCCATTAGGCCTCCTCTTCCTTGATCTTCTCGATCAGCTTGTCGAACTGTATGATGGTGTCCATGATTCGGGCAATGTCTTCGCCCTCCGGGTTGGCTACCTGAATATCGTCATTCTGGTAGATTCGGAGCTCATAGTTAATGGCTCCGGGACGCTCATCATACTCAAGGCAGAAGAGTGCCGCGTAGATCATGAGCTGATCGACCTTGGCGGGGTGTACCCCCGTCTTTAGATCGTGGATGCGCAACAATCCCTTGTCGAAGGAAATGGCATCTGCAGTACCGAAGCAGTTGACCGAGTAGAACAGAACCTGCTCAGGAGTCATCCTAAAGCCGATGGCGTCGTTAACATAGTTGTTGAATGTCACCTTGTTGCGGGGCATACGCATCTTCAGACGAATGTGCTCAGCAGCGAGCTCGTGTAGACGGGTACCCTTCGCAGCGGCCTGGGCTGTCCTGAACGTCTCGATCAGTTTGTCTGGAGAGTAGTTGAGCCAGTGATACTTGCTGGCGGACAGGAATGCGTGAGCTCCATTAAGCTGTGAGTGATTGTTGAACTTCACTGAGGATCTCGCTCTCGTTCTCAGGATAGATGAATGCTGCGTATGACATTGCATACATGGTCCGAACGTAGTGTGCTTGGTTCGGACGGACAGACGCAGTTGCGCCTCGCTTCACCTCAAGGGCTGCCCAACGATTCTTGTAGAGAAGAATCAGATCGGGTATCCCTTGGATGTAGTTGGGGTCATTTTTCAGAATGATGATCCCGGGTAGCATCTTGTTCAGCTTCTTGATGAGCTGTGCTTGGAATTGTGACTCACGCATGGTGTGCTCCTCTGGGTAAGCCTATAAGAAGGGATAGGCTTGTTTCTATCCTTCTTATCATTATATGCGTGGTTTGCGACGGGGGGTGTCACACGTATTGTAGAGGGGGTATTCTTGGATTGGGTGGGGTTTTGTTACAGATGTGACTAATGTGAAAATTCGATCGATAAGCATCATCAAACATCATCAAACACTATCACTTGAAGGGGTGGTCATAAAAACCCGAAAAAGCCCTATACTCCCTATAATATTAAAATTTTATTTTATCAATCAAATAGGGTTGTTAAATAAAAATGGTCCACCTATGACCTTTCGTTGCAATTTCAAGGAAAATTCACACCACCTAAGTGGCCCACTGGACCATCATTTTTGGCCCATCACCACTCTAAGTCACATTAGTCACATCTGTAACACAAAAAAATGGACCACATGGGGCCGAAGCGAAGGTGTCACACGTATTGTAACCCTCGTTTCGACCCCATGTCACACGTATTCTAACCGACGAAAGCCCTCTCGTTGAACACCTTCTTCGAGCTCAGCGATCGCCGAACAGCCTTGTCGATCGAAGAATCCGACTCAAGAAAGTAGTACTTCAATCGAGAATATGGCGTGTTCAATCGGTCGATCCGACCCTCACACTGCTCCGTCACTCGCCAGGAATAGTTGAGGGACCAGAAGAGAACCGTATCGGTACTAGTACAGTTCCATCCCTCTGCTGCCGAGGTGTACTGACAGATATAGACCCATCGAGGTTCTGCTGGTATAGCATCGTGCCGATGTCCATTCCATTGCGCCGTAGGCAGTCTAAGGCTCTCTGCAACTGCAAGGATTCGATCGAGCTCATAGTTGTAATTGTAGAATACGATAACCCTCTCATTGCTTGAGAGTATGCGCTTGGCTTGCTCTGAACGCCAGTCATTGTCGCTCACTACCTTTCTCAAGATTCTGCAGACCCCACCTGCGTCTCTAAGGGGTTCCTCTGTCCATGGATCCATCCTGTTCTTCGCGACCCACTTGTACAAGTCACGGTCGTAGTCGCAGTAGACAGTCTCCCTCTCACGAGTAGTGTGTCGCTCCACCGGCATTTCCACAAGGATACTCCGACGAAGTCGCTGCAGCTTCGCCTCCCCTATATATCGTTTGACCTTGGGGTATTTAGCGAAGCGGTCAAATATGACATGATCCTCCATGAACTCCGTACGAGTCCTGAAGAACCCGTGAGCCATGAATACCGGGAGGTAGTCCATCCAGACATCTCCAGGCGTAGCCGAGAGCAGAAGCCAGGTGTTCTTCTTAACTATCTTGAGGAACTCCTTGACCCAGCGTCCACTGCCGGAAGCACGCTGCTCATCAAAAAAGAATACCGCGTGTTCTCGATCCGAGTACTTCCCGATGTTGTTCCACGAGTCCACCACGATAGCGGAGCCGGTGAACGAACAATCAGGATCTGTACTCAGACCGAGACGCGCAGCTTCTTCCTCCCACTCAAGGGAGTCCCGCTTCTTAGCGGTTGTGATGACATACAGCGTAGGGGAGCCCTTGACCTTCTTCTTAGCCAAGGACCCCCCTTTCTTGAACGAGGCGGCGTTACAAACCGACGTGAGGTACCACGCCAGGCTGGTCAGGGTCTTCCCCGAACCAACACCACCCGCCAAGATGCTGCCGTTCTGCAGTTGACGCACCGCCTGGATCTGCTCAGGGCGATACGTAACTGTCATGGTTAGTGTGTTCTCCTTTCGAGACATGATCCGAAGATCCACTCGTCGAACGCGGACTCGTACTCCTTGAGCAAGAACCCAGCCCTACCCTCAGCGTACTCCTCCTTGCGGAACTCGGAGTTGCTCTTGAGGTAGAGGTTCTTCACCCAGAGGTTCCGTCGGTTTCCATCCCGGTACTGTACAAAGTATCCGTCAGGAATCCAACCAACAAAGGCAGTCCACACAAGCACCCCAGCGGAGCGTTTGAGCTGCCTCTTGCCTCCAACCGGGTACATCCGGTAGAACCAGGTCTGCTTGTCAAGTGTGGGGGTCAGAAAATGACCAGTCCGCTTATTACGAACCCTCCCAAGATCCGACACCTCGTACTTCTCAAAGGGATGCTTGATCGTCACCCACTGCTCAGTAGCCAAATCGAGCCTTTCTATCCGCCTCCGACTCAGTGCATGAGCCGAAGATGTAGTCATCGAATTCAGAGACGGTCTCGTCGAAGATACGATCCTGCTCTGCGTTGTACTCCTCATACCAGGCCTGCCGATACTCGGAGTAGGACACCAGCTTTAGGTTCTCAAGACGGCAGTTGGCCATATCACCGTTCAAGTGAATGACATATCGCCGTGCCCCGGGCTCTCCATGGAATGCGCGCCAGATAGTCACACCACAGCGAACCATGGTCTGCTTACCTGAGTCGTCGCGATACAGGGAGAACCCGGGGGCTCCATCAGAACAACGCTGGATAGTCAGAACCCTACCTGTCGAGATATTCCGCACCCGACCGAGATCAGATGCCTCATACCTTGAGAAGGGGTGGGGCAAATTCCTCCAGCGCTCAGTCAATGTGCATGGCCTTCACGTGGTCCAGGAGGTACCGCTTCTCGAGGGTATCCGGGTCTGTCACGATACGGAGCTTTGTCGTGTGTCGGGCGTAGTAGTACCGCCTCTTCTCATCCTCGTCCATGAAGACGAAGAAGAGCACCCCACGAGCGATCTCCTGGACGCGGACCAGCTTCATCGGGACACCCGAGACAACCACCTCACGAATAGGCTCGCCCTTCAGCACAACCTTGATCTTCTCGAGCTCAGTGATCTCCTCAGTAGGAGCGTCCAGCGACCAGCTGTTCGAGAGAGGGTTGAAGATGAACTTCTGAGTCAGAGGCATTCGGATCCGAGTCATGAAGTCGCTATCCTGGCGCTTGAGGTAGATGTACCAGCAGGACTCCCCGTCATACGAGTTGAGCTCCAGCCCCATCACGTGCCAGAACTTCTCCTGGTGGAGGACAATGACCGGCTTGAGCTTCCGGAACGTGTCGCTGATGAAGATCTCGTCGAACTGCTCGAGGTTGATACGCTTAGTGCTTCCCATGTGGATCGCCACCCATTCTGTGTTAGGTCGGAACTGAATGAACTTGAAGTTGGTGATGTCTTCGATGAGAGTATGGGTATGCCCAACCCCCGAGACAGTGAATAGCCATGCGTTGTCCAGATCTAGGCCATTCTCTTTCTGGAAATCCGTCACCTGAATCGGACCCTCCTTCATCGAGAACTGAACCAGCATCTTGTTTCCGCAAGCTAGGACATCTCGAGTATGAATCAGGAATTCCTCCCACCCAAGGTACCGAGGGATGACATAATATCCAGCGGCGTTTACTTCCACAATTCCTTCTCAGAAATAACGATGCACATCAGCAGCCCACTCAGCATTCTCGAGAACCCAGTCGTAAGTCTGGTGCCCCTTAGCATTCGTCATGAGGTGCCGTGTGAACTTCGATTTGAGGTCATCGCCAAGACGGAAGGTGAACCAACGCCCCTTCTCACGCTCAGCAGTGATGTAGAGATCAGTTGATCCGGGGACAGTCATGAAGGACTTGACGGTATACTTGATGCTCTCGTAGAAGAATGGAGTCGGCTGGTGTCCATCAAGAATCCAGTAGTCGTAGTACTTCTTCGGCGAGTACTGACGGAACATGTCAGCCAGCATCAGCTTCGAGCCGTTACTGATCAGCTCACCGTTCTTCACCGTAAGCCTAGTGATAGCCCCCTCAGCGTTCGACAGAGTAAGAAGCCATGAGTCGTTGAACGTTTTGTTGAAATCTGTTATAAAATACTCCCGGTCACGGAACATGAATGTCGGAAGCATGACCCCCTCCTCGGTCTTCAGCTTACCGAGGTAGCGAGAGCGGAGCTCGTGGATGTCGACTGGGCCTTCAGAGACCTGGATGAGAGAAACCATTTTGTGTGCTCACTTTCTGATGCGTCGTGGGATGTCGTACTCGTCGAGAAGGTAGTCCATGAATGCGAAGAGATCCTTCTCAATCTCATCCGCAAGCTCTCGGTTTCGAACCTGAGAGACGTCAACGATGAAGCGATAGCTGTTGTTAGCAGTCCGCTTCTCAAGGTGAACGGAACACCGCGGCGTACGACGACGCTCCGGGTTCTTGATGTAGTCCAGGACGATCTCCCGTCCAGGCTTGTGATCAGGGTGGAGAACCTCTCGAGGTTCCTTGCCCTCAGCCCGGTCTCGCTTCCGAGCTTCAGAGAGGGCCTTCTTCTCGAACTCCTCCGATTCCTTGACAGCCCTCATGATGTCGTCAGCACTGACAATGAGTCGGCTAGCCACGTGTGTCCTTTCTATGAGTGGGGGGGGACCCCGGGGCCCTTTTACAGACCCCGGGGTATAAAATCAGCCGCGCCGCATCTCCCTGATGAAGATCCAGATCAGCCAGAACCCACCCGTCACAGCAGTCAGGGTGACGTCCAGCAGGAAGTTGAAGAATCCGTAGCGTCGCATCAGGCGGCCTCCTCCACGTCGTCGTACTTGGCATCCAGCGGATCCTCGGCGATGGTGACGTACATGGTACCGAGGTATGCCTTCACACCAGAGTTCCCATTGACCTCCCAGACATAGGGGTTGATCGTGAGGTCCACGTTCAGGATCTCGACGTAGTCCAGAGAGTTGACGGTCTGCTCATTGATGAACACCTTCCGGCGAGTCAGGTTCGGGATGCAGACGATCTTCGGAGGACGGGCCCGGTAGGACACCTCCACCTTGAGATAGTGGGTGACAGCATCCGGGTCATTCCGAGACTCCCGGGTCTTCAGATTCCAGTTGTCAGCCTCAAGGGCCTCAACCATGTCCTCAGGGATCTCAACGCAGAAGGTACGCTTCGTCCCACCAGCATAAGGACCCTCGGCAGAGAAGTCCTTGAAGAAGATTCGTGCGTTCTCGATTGTCAGGTTACCAATTCGTGCCATTTTGTGCTCCTCAGAAGTCGGCGTTAATACGGAAGTCAGTGTGAACTCGAGAAGTGTCCCAGGATCCGATCTCCAGGACCTTACGGATGAACCCGGTGAGGTTCTTGCGCTGGCGACACTTGAACAGGATAGTCTTGATGCCGTTTGGGTAGGAGATCTCCCCGAATACGCAGTTGGGCTGGCGGTAGAAGCTGACCTCGACATCGTTCTCAAGGTCGAACTGCATCACACCCATGAGTGCGCTGGAGAAAGCGGGGGTAACCTTGGACCGCTTGTCAATAAACGGCTCCAGGTCCAGACCCTCGAACTCACCAGCCTCATCTCGAAGCTGACCGTCGGGGGTGAAGTAGTCAATGACGCTCTTGTCTCGCTGGCTCATGCAAGCCACTCCTTCTTGAGATCGATCTGTACAGCCATGACCTGTCGCATGAAGCTGCAGGCCGTCTGGTAGTCACTGTGGTTGTAAATATAGATGGGCTTGATCACCACGTCACCCTCGTTGATGAAGATGCGCATGATGATAACCTTGTGGACATCGTCATACGTCATGAGGACACTGTTCCCGTTTCCTCGCTGGAACTCGACCGTGTCGACCGAGCTCGAGATAACGAGGGTCTCCTCAAGCTGGTGGCTCTCGGCGTACTCGACACTGCGACGGAATGCCTCGAAACAGTCCTCAAGCGAGAGGAAGTCCCCGTCGATCGTCATGTGCTTCTCGCGTACTACAAGCTTTCCCATGTGTGCTCCTTTCTGAGAAAGACCTATATCCCAGGTTCGGGATATAGGGTTGGAGATCAGTCTTCGATCTCGATATGAGTACTAGCTTCCTTGACGGCAGCAACAGTCTCGTCGAACTGCTTCTCAACTTCGCGGGCAACGATTGCACTAGCAGCGATACCAGTGCCCACCGATCCGAACCAAAGGAGAATCTTAGCGATTCCATTGGCGTTGGATACGAGGGGCTTGGTAAGCTTGCTGGCGATCATGCCGGCTCCGATAGAGGAGAGTCCGGAAATGACAATGCGAGCAACGGGTAGCATGAGTATTCCTTTCGAGTAGAGGGGTCTCATATTACCCTTAGTTTCTGACGCGAACCCCCGGGCCCTTTTACAGACCCGGGGGACTTTTGCGCTAGACTTGGTCAGGTGTAGTTACGCCGACCACATGCGGCATCCATGACGAACGTCCTGGACCAGCCCCACCAGTGCCAGTGCCATACCCATCGTCCACACATATCGCTTCACCTCCTTGTAAGACTCAAGCAGGACTTACGCCGAGATTCCGGCATAAGTACCAGCTCTTTGATTCCGGACTGGACGAAGAAGAACGCACTCCACTTGAACCAGTTGAAGTGCAGGATCTTCTTCTCTCGAGGACAGGCGATTCGAACGTAACCGACCTCGTCCTTAAGAACACGAGCATTCCAGTACTTACTGACTCGCCCGCCCTCAGAGTATACCGTGAGAGTAAAGTGGTCCTCGGTCATATGATAGATGATCGGGTCATCAATATCAGGATCTGCCTTAGAGATAGGCTTCTCGAAATATGCCTCAGCCATCATTGTCTCCGTTCCAGATATACGGCTCAAGCTCCAAGGGTGAAGGCCTCAAAGTCGCCGAATTCTCCCACCGCAGCCTTTGCATCGTCAGCAAGACCCTCGAAGTAACTCCAGTCGACCCATTCCTTCCAGTTGTCGGCGTGGGCTTCCTTGAATGATTCGAACTGTACCCACCTGTGACCGGTACTGCCTGATGCGGCATGGTAATTACCATCTTTCTCGCGGAGAAGGATCCCGCCTCCACGGTTCACGGGGACGAAGGCGCCGGTCTTACCGACGAACTCCATCTCTGGCTTCTCTTCTGTTCCGTTGTTTAGGTACAGAGCGGTGGTGACGCTCTTGGTTTCCGCCACGTCTCGAATATCCAGCTCCTCCTTCGAGAAGAGCTCCTTGAATACGTAGGGGTGCTGGAACTGGGCACCAGTAGCACTCCAGTGTCCGTCCTCGTAGTCGACATACACGGCCTTATTCACGAGACACATACGGTCGTAAGTAGCCTCGTGCTCGAAGGTGTAGCCGTACTTCTTGCCGAACTCCATGACCTTCTCGATAATCTCGGGAGTAGCCCTCGGGATCTTGATCGAGTCGGTCTTGATGTGCGCAACGTCGAAGCCCTGCTCCTGGACGAAGTGCTTCAGATCCACCATGAACAGAGCGCCACGCTTGGCGACAATATTGTCTATATTGCGGGGGTCCTTGAAGGCGTTGGGGAACTTTGCCGCAGTGAGACCGTACACCGAGTTGATGACGATCTTGAGAGCGAAGGCCAGTGCCTCATAGTCGACTCCCTCCTCAAGGAATGGCTTGAGTGCTCCGTCCAGAAGAGACCCGGCTAGCTTGTCGTCGTGGTGCTTGATTGCGACTCGGGCTTGCTTGATCTCGCTGAAACGCTGAGTGTATCGGTCTCCGAAGAGGTTGAGACACTCGATTGAAGTGGGATGCATGCTCGCAACGTCGAGAAGTGCGACGTCGACGTAGATTCCTGGCTCGGCGTGGACGTATCCACCCTCACCGACCTCCTCCCCACGATAGGTAGACTTGCCGAAAGCGTATTGATAGCCAGGGAATTGCTCACTGAGATCGGTGTAAACGAATTCACTCTGCGGATTCCTGTTCTTCCCGAAGATGATGAACTGACTGTGCTTGTTGGTCGTGTCATTAGGAGTCAGACCAGACAGTTCGGCAAGCATAAGGCGGGCCTGCCAGTCTGCATGGAGGTGGTCGAATACCGCCTCGGTGGCGATAACGTCATTGTCACAGTAGGCTGCAACTTCCTCCCAACGATCCTCGGGAACGTTCTCGTCCCAAGGAATACCAAGTTCCTGGTGATGCAGTCCAAGCTCGATCTCCCACTTCTTGAGAGACATCTTGGTGGCTGCGAAGTCATACACATCGGTGTAGGACAGGTTATAGGCCTCGACAAACCCAGCAGTGACGCTGTTCTCGATGATCCGCTTGCTCAGGTCGTACAGCTTGGCGTTTGTGAACCCCAGAGTACGAGCATAGAGAATATGGTTGTCGTACTTACGGCAGTTGAAGCCGACAAGCCTCATCTCACAGAGGGCCTCGATCTCTTCGGGGGTGGGGTTAATCATCCGATGCACCGTAGGATTACCCTTCACCTTCCAGTTCACTAGGAACAGGTTCGGAAATACCTCACAGTCGAAGAATACAAGCTCACCAGTCGGGAACCCCACGGACTTCTCCTCAGGATCCTCGTTGGTGAACGGCATCTCCATCACGGTCTTGATAGCCGCCTCGGACTGATGCGTCGAGTTCATAGCGAATGCCAGCACACGAGGCTTCAGGTCCTTGACGTCATATACCATCCCCTGTTCCTTGGCGTCACGGAGGATCTTAGCGATGAAGTCGATCGAGGGCTTGGTCGATGGATGGATCTCCTTCCGAAGGTTGCGCTCAATAAGCTCCCTGACCTTCTTCTCGTTGGCCATGGTGGTCTTGTTGATCACTTTCTTCTCCTTAAACGGTAGCCCCTCAGAAATATGAGCCACCGGGATGTTGTTGCAGTGGGTGACCTTTCTCCTCAGAGAGGAATCACCTGTGAAGACCTTGATTTCAATGTCTTCGTCGTAGAGCCTCGCCAGTTCGGAAGGGTCTCCATCGTAGATGTAGTGGAGGTGAACTCCATTACCACCTTGACTGGTCTCGGCGTAGGTAGGGGGCCATTCTGAGGCGGCCTGTAGGTTTCGATTAAGGTCCTTCCTACCGTCCGTCTTGATATCAAAGTCGATGACGATGTGGTTCTCGGGGACTTTGACGTAGTGGACTTCATGCGTGTCTATCTCACGAAGAGTGGTTCGAACGTTTGCCCATCGGAACTGCGGAGTCCCATGGTCTCCGGCTCTTTGGGCTGGACAGTCCGCCAGAACGTCGTCGAGAAGGGACTCGGAGTAGTCGAGGGCCAGTGAATATGGCTCCTCTGGAGAAGCCTCAAGTTCGGCAGGATCCAGTAGGTAATCCCGGAAGCCGGAATATACGCTGCGTAGTCTACCGTCGTCTGTCCGTAAACGTGGATGAAATTGCTCAAAGTAGTCTTTGAGTTCTTCACGGAAGATGTATCGGCTCTTCGGATACGGGATATTGCTCTCACTGCAGTACTCCTTATACAGCTTGTATGCCATAGCAAGACTAATATACTTCTCTTCCTTGAAGAGGAGGTAGTTCTCCTCAACATAGTTGTAGAGTACGTTAGTCCTGAGCATCATGTCCTGAGGCTTATAGGCGTCGTAGTAATGCTTACCAAGACTACGATAAACCCCAAGACAGTGATTGGCGATCTTCCCAAGCTCGTCTCGGATCTGAGTCATCAAAGTTTGATACTCATCAGCCCCTACGGTTTGTCCGGTGGGGGAGATATCAATCAGTCGTCGGATGATTCCCGACTTGGAGTCAGTGATCTTGACAGGCTTGTTAGTGCCGATGAAGAGAAGAGCATTGATTCGCTTGGGATAGCGCTTCATACCCTTCTCGTTGATCAGGATCGTCTCGTGGGCCACCACGCTGTTAAGTAGCCCATTAGTCTCGATCCGAGAGAGGTCTCCGTCCTGATCAATGGCCACGAGTGAACTCTTGCCGAGAGAGCTGGTCGCGAACTGATCTGACTTTGATCCAAGAGCTCCCGCATCGAAGACAGTTGTGTACCCTTGGAATAGAAGCTCCAGAATGTTAAGTACCGTCGACTTACCAGATCCGGGGGGACCATATAGGACGGCAAACTTCTGAATCCTCTTAGAGTCGCCAGCCACGATGGAGCCGATGAGCCACTCAAGCTTTCGTCGAGCATCCTCATCATATAGAGTTCCAATGAGAGATCCCCAAGCGACCGGTTCGCCCTCGTCGAGAGAGTATGGAAGCCTTGCCGTGGCATAGTCTTCCTTTCTAGGAGTACTGTCTGCAAATATAAGCTTGGCGTTAAGCTCTTGCCCGTTGTCGGGGAGCCTGGACTTCCAAGTCTGGAAGCTGGTCCATAGTCCAGTGTTGTAGTTGGACATAGTTTTCACAACGGTCTCAATCTGACCTGTGTAATTCTTCTGGTGCTCGAAGAGGGACCGGTCTACAAACGTAGCGACGTCAAACTCGTCTGTAGACCAGAGCCCCTTCTCCTCATCCCAGATTGCCTGGAAGTCTCGCCCCTGAATGAGAATATCCCTCGATCTTCCGACGAGGAACTCAGGGTAGATTTCCACCTTTCCACTCTTTGTGGTACGCTCGCAGATTCGGTAGAAATCCATGAGTCTCCTTTACAAGTAATGTTCGTTTGCATAGGCGTTCATCTGGGCCCAGAGTTCCGCCTTCCGCATGTCACGTGCGCCATGAAGAGGGATCGCGCGAAGAGGGAACATGGATCCGTGCCCCAGCTTCGTGTAATCCCTTGAGTTGATCCGCTCGAGAATAGACTCTACCTCTTCCTCGTGGCGGGGGTTGAACAGGGCCTCATCGGTGTAGTCGTATAGGCCACAGTTCTTCACCATCTCCCAGAAGTACCATTCCAGGGAATATGGTGTATCGTCATCCTCGAGCATCATGTCCATACGCTCGGCCAAAGCGATGAACATCTCGAGCATGGAGCAGTGCTGCTCATTAAGCCAGACGTAGGACACATCGTTGTTCTCTCGAACGAACTGCCTACGAAGGTCAATACCATCCTGTGCACGGTTGATGTCGTTCTGGATCGTCACCCGGAACGGCGTCTGGTGCATGATCTCGAGCAGGCTCAAATATGATTCCTCGGGACACTCGGCCATGCGAGTATCCCCGGTTCGATCACAAAGCCACTCGAAATATGAGTTATCAGGTGCCGCCTCGATCATTACTCGTCCTCGTAATACTCAACCCCGAGAACTGAGTGCTCGTAGGATTCGTCGAGAAGAGTAATCTCGAAGTCCGCGTGGCGGCTCATGCTTCGGACATAGATGATGGAATCGGAGGCAGATACACCGCTGATGATGTTGTCGAACCAGGACGTGTCCTGCATAGGAACGCCCCGGTTGTCAGCGAATACGTCGTCCTCCATGTAGTACGTGAGCTCGACATGCTCCTGATGACCCTTAGCCTGATACTCCTCTTCGGTGATCTGGTAGGCCTCGAAGTGCTGTCGATCCATCGTACGCTTGGTTACTTCCTCCTGCTCGGAATCTTCCACAGGAGTCGGAGAGTAGTCCACAACAGCGCTCGGTACCACCGGCTCAGAATCGGATTCCCGATCCTCTGGATCAGGGCCATCTCCCACGCGATCTTTGTGCTTCGCTTCAGCAATTTCTGCAAGCTCCTTGTTGATCTCAATTGTTGCTTCTTGGAAGTCCTGCTCGAACTTGCGAGCAAGAACGAAATATACGCCAAGGCCGCCAGTGACAGCTCCGGCTGCGAAATATGCGATCTTCTCAAGCATGGTCACCTCAGATCTTGTCGTACATGACACCGTCGACGTTGAAGTCCAGCGCCCACTTGGTGACAGTACGGCCGTTCTTGTCCTCGCCCTCGAAGGTACCCTCGAAGATGTTGAAGTCGACGAAGTCGTCACCGTTGCCCTTGACCCAGCCAGTCACAGCACCGGCAGGAGTGTGGGGGAACCCGAGCATCTTGTAGACCTCGTTGAGGAAGATGTGGCCACGAGTCTGGAGAATATCATTCGCGTACTGCTGCTGGCACTTGAGGTGCAGCATAGACAGGTCCTCGTCAGCGGACCAGTTGATGTTCTCGTCGTCGAAGATAACCCCGTAAGGAGAGACCTTGTCAACGGCAGCAATCGCCTCGAGGGTCAGCTCGTTGTCAGAGATCTCGTCCTCAGTGTTGGAGATAAGGGCGTCGATAACAGCGTCCTTGCCGAACTTGGCCTCGACCTTCTTCTTGTAGGTCTTGAATGCCTGGTCGACAGCGGCGTAGGCGGCAGCCAGAGAGGCATTCCGCTTGAGCATGATGCCGTGCCCAGTCACCAGAGAGGCAATGGAGGCGGCACCAAGAATAAGGGCGGGGGCATAAAGCTTCGCGAGCTTGGTGGTCATTCGGGTGTAGAGGATAACCTTGTCCCGAGTGGCGTCCTTGTCGGTGAGCTTGCCGTCCTCGTGGGCCTCGTGGACCTTGACGAGAAGAGAAGCCTCCTCAGCGATGGTCTCCTCAACCTTGAGGGTTGCCTTGGATGCGAGAACCGTGGTGCCGATAAAGCCAACGGTACCAGCAGCGGTCAGAATGGTGGGGGCGTGCTTGCTGAGAACCAGTCCAGCGCGTCCGGCGAGACGGGTAACAATTCCGAGATTCATTTGATACGTCCTGCTTCCTTGAGTCGAAGATAGATAGCAATTGCCTGGTCGTCTTCCATGCGTTCAACACGGCGACGCCACTTGTCTGAGAATGGGTATGCGGCGATCAGTTCAAGCCGCACTTTCTGAGGATTCATCGTGCGTTGATGTGGTCAGGTTTCGGGAGCTGAAGCATGTAGCCACGACGACTACGGATCACCGACATGTACCGGGCCGAAGTCCAGCCCCAGTTCTCGTCAGTGTATTCGGTAGTGATACCGCAGAGATCGT